TCCCATTACAGCTCGTCCTCCATTGTTGTTTCATATGAATCAAACTCAGCACCGTCAGGTGTACCAACTTCAACAAGATCTAAAACTTGCATAGCTTGAAAGTCTAGACCCTTAAAGGTTGTTCCTTTCCATACTGATTCCCACTCTTTGTATTGCACTTTAACACTGGAGCCATTACCTACTCTAGCATCTAAAGGATTCTTGTAACGATCTACAAGTCTAGGTGCAGGACGAACCATTCCGTTAGGGCCTTCAACCTTACGCTTAACAACAATTGCAGGGCCTTCGTCCATCTCTTTAATAGTAAAGCCACGAGCCTTAAAGTCTTCTGCTGTTGCTTCATCTACTACTACATTCACCGAATACACAGGATCAAAAGTTGTGTTAGGTGTAGTTACAGATGCCCAGTATGCTGAGCCTTCTAATATAGCCATGTTACTTTCCTTTTATTGGTAATTAAAATTGAATGTGGATTGTACCACAATGATTTATATTTATCAAACTTTATTTTTTTCTTTTCATTAACGTATCATACTCAGTACTGTCAATAATAAACTGTATGACAGACTGCTCTTTAACATTGTACATAACACAAGCCCTGCTCAACGGTGTCTTACCATCCACCACCTCTGTCGCGGCTCTAGCTGTTGCAACTGCGGCAGGGCTTGGACTACCTGATATGCTCTCTGCGAACATTAGTTCCTCTCCTCGTCTATCATTAGCTCTGAAATGTACAGCAGTTTAATAGCCACTGCCATTGTTATAGTACCTACAAATAATAAAACAATATTATATATCATACAAAACCTCACTTTAATAATAGAAAAACGACTGCGAAAAAGTATGCAATTGAACATAAGAATAAGAACCTAATCACCCTTACAATTGCTACTGGTTTTGGCTCTTGCTCCAGTACATTATTCTTTACCCATCTTAGTAACCCAAGGCCAGTGTCGCTCAGACAGTTTACTGCTTTCATCATCATCTTCTTTCAACTCCTCTCTATTGTATTTAAAGATAGCATCAAAGTTTGAACTGTACTTCTCTGCGTCTACCTTACGTTGTCTATCACCTTTGCCACCATGTGTAGCGTCACCCATCTTAACCCTCCATCCATATCTTACCCAGTGTGATAATCATAAACGGTAACAGCAGTACTGTGCCTTCAAAGGATGCCGCATCTACGCTGTCTGTTTCTGAATTAGTTATCCACACTGGTCGGCTGTCTGCAAACTCAAGGTCTAAACCTACACCATTTCGTAGGTCAAGACTCAAGTAGTATTCTCCAAATGATTTAGTCATATCTTTATTTCCTATAAGGTTTAATGTATTCACCGACAGTCAGGTCGGAACTAACAATATGATTTATAACTACTCCCCACTCAGCAATAGTCCAATACTTCTTATCGCCAGAAACTATATCAAGTAGAGCATCTTGTAAAGCATATTCATTTCTATCAAAAATGTAGCGCACCTTGAGATGCGCTTTAGAGTCTAAGGTAAATGGTGCTACTGGTATTTTCATTATGCCGCCTTCATAAAGTGATTGTGTTTAATAGCTTCTTGCACTACCTGTTGTCTATCGTTCTCAATGGATGCAATGTTAGCTCGGCTCGAAGACCTTGACACATCACAGTGAGTAGACCAATCAGTCATAGCATTATACACTGCCCAGTAGTTATCTCCAAGTCGTTTAGAATATACACTGGAGTATACATTCCACATATAAGCTAGGTTATTGTTACGTCTTGGCATATCACCCATAATATATTCAGGGACAGTACCGCCTTGATAGAGTAAGTCTAGTGCTGTCTTACACTTTAGTGCCTCGGCAAAGTGTTTGAATGCTCTAAGCGGAGTACACTCTGTGCCATGCCATTCTCTCCATAGATCACGTTGCTGATCAAAGACTTCTAAAGACTTAGTAATTACTCTGCCGCCCTGCTCAATGTCTAAGGACTGAGTGTGCTTAGATTTATATACTGAAACCTCACCGCCTACAAAGACTTGAAGATTAGTACATGCTGACTGTGTTGCCGCGGCACTGATTAAGAACGGCCATGTCCCATCAAAAGATGATAAGGCTAACAAGCTAAGCGATGCACTGTCACCGTCACTGGTTGTATAAGTATGTTCGGGTAGCTTGTATTGAACAAAGGTTCTTGAGCCACTGTGAGATGTCCTAATAGTTTCTTGCATGTTGTTAATAGATAACCCCGAACGCTCAATGATGTTGCGCGTCACATCTATCATGTGCTTTGGTGCTACTGCTTTGTAACCGTGACCATGAATACCTAACTCTTCACATGTGTCAGTACGATAGATAACATTCTTGGAACTAGGAAACCCAGTGCCGTCAGCATAATAAACCAAAGGCGCAGTGGCTATATCAAAGTTAGCAGAGCCATAACCTCCATCCCTTATTGCTGTTAAACCTGTATTGTTTTTAAACATCGGTGTAATATTATTCATTTTGTTTTCCTTTTTTATAACCGTTATAATTTATTTTAAAGATGGTAACATATTAGAACTCTATTGTCAACATCTATTTAGTTGTGTACTCTCTTGACTTTCAAACCAATCTGTGCTATAATAGACTTTATAGTTTAAAAGAAAAGAGAAAAGAAAATATTAACATAACCCTTCATAGTCTTTATAGACTATATAGTGAGATCGGTTTCAACCTCCAAAGCATAATCATCCTCATGTACAAAGGCATCCGCTACATCTCTATAGGTTAAGAGAGAAGAGAAACAAAGGTTACACTCCGCTGTCTGGTCGTGGTGTTCTACAAACATTGTCAAGCACGTTGAACATTCGTGGTAGTTATGCATTGTCTTCATCCTCCGTTGTAAAGATTTGATAGTGAGTGTCCACTACCCTTGAGTCGTACTGTTTATAATAGTTCTTAGCCTTCGCAGACTTCAAAGCCTCCTCCTCATTGGAGGCCGCAACATCTATCATGTAGCCGCGCACCTCCGACACCATCACCTTGTAGGTTTGGATGGGTTTATCCAGATCTATCTGGCTTACTAACTTAGGTATGTTGTTAGCATTCATGTGTTGATAACCTCCATAGTAAGTGCTAACTGTTCCTGTATGGTACGCAGTCTGTTATAGTCACGGCTTAAAACAATGCTTGCTCTCTCGCTCAGTCCTGACTCATTGAGGTCAGCCATTAAGCTGTCGCGCATCTCTTCAAGTATAGCTATTAGAACTTCGAAGTTCTCTTCTGTAAGCACTGTTGTATCGCTTGGAAATTTAATCATTCTGCCTCTCCTATTTTGTTGTCTTTTAATATCTTGTACTCGCTTATATGAAACGACATACGCATTAACTCTTCATCATATACTTGGGCAAGGAAGTTTGCAAGCTCGTCCTTGCTTATCTTGTACGTCCTGTCTCCACGTATGACAGTTAAAAAGTCTGGGCTAAATTTAATCTTCATCTTATCTCTCCACTGTTATTTTAAAGTCTGTCGCATCTAGCTCAGCCCTGACCGCATCCATGACCTTGGTTTCTAGTGCATCGTCGATCATAACTTCTATGGCGTATGAATCTGGTAGGTCTAAGTCAGCCAGTGCAGAATCAATTCCATCGGCAACCTCATAACTATCGAGCTTTTCATCCATGCTACATTCAAGATCATCGAGCCTACTATCAACACTGTCTAGTCTTGAGGTGTCACCCTCGTCAATCCACAGGGCTACCCTACGTTCAAGCTCTTCGATTCTATTAGCCTGTCTCACTGCTATACTTTCGTTTTGATGCGCTCTTGCTAACATCTCTTTAAACTTAGCCTCATAGATTGCGTTCTTGTTGTTCGCAAAAATTCTTAGGTCAATCCATTCCTCTACTGCGTTTATCAAAGTCTTCATGTGTATCTCCAGTTTAATTAATTTAAGAGTGACCACTATAAACTAATGGTCACGATAAATCAACTACCTTGACATATAAATTTTGCAACTGGCTCTGAACTTTTTCATAGTGTTACCGTTCTCGCCCTGCCAGTGTACCACCCATACAGATTGAGAGTCACTATTTTTCTTTAGACCCATGCCAACAAACCTACATTTTTTATCATTGACCCCACACTGCAACCACTGGCCGCGTTGCAATTTAATCTGTCCGGTTTCTATCGCCATGATAGTGGACTTGTCCCATAGATTCAAAGTTTTTAAGTATAACATATTAATTTTCCTCTAGTTTTTGTGGCCGTTATTGGCCGTTAAATTCTGTAATTGAAATTTTATTGTACAGGTTTTGCACCCTCTCACTTATCTATACGCGACACCCACATGCTCGTATGCGACACACCGTTTCTCTCTCTTCTGGTAGTTTTGTTTCGGTGTAATAATAGCGGTGGTTGTCTGGGCCTGTAATGGTTTCCCAGACACTAGGATAGCCAGTGTTATCGTCCGTATAAAACATAATGTCACCTGTTTTGCCGTCAATAATATAATACTTTTTGTCTGGTATGTTCATGTCGTCTATTCCTTATAACGGTTATAAATATTAAGCATCAGTTAAATAGCTATAGTGTACCGCACTTACATGTGCGCCATCAATCCACCTTTTAGATGTAGTAGCTAAAAAGTTACACCAGTTATCCCAAAGAGTTTCTGTCCCTATCCTATGGCACACATCAATATACGCCCACACCTTTTTGTTGTTGGCATCGACACCCTTGCTAGTCTTTGGATTCTTAGACAGTGAAAGATCTTTAATATCTAA